CCCATCAGTATTATTTCGTACTGTTCTTCCTACGTCTGCAGCTACAAAAGATGCTCCAGTATCTCTTAATTGATTAGTTTTAGTCTCGAGCCTATAGGCCTCTCCAGAAGCATCAAATATATCAGAGCTAAGGGTTAATACTGTACCGCTATCTACAGTACTTACCGTTGCGGTAGTATTATCTGTAGTATTTCTAATAAGGTTATTCAACCAACTTGAGTCAAAAGAGGCGTTATCATCCGCTAATTTATTAGTAGTGTGAATAACATCATCAAAGTTGCCAGACCTATCATCAAAGTTACCTGTAGCACTATCTACAAAGTTACCTGCTTGAAACTCAGTACTACCTGCATTTAATATAGCATTATGAGTACCTGTAGCTCTAGCATCATCATGCGTCCCAGAAGATACTACATCATCTTCGTGAGTACCAGTAACATAGTAAGCATCATGTGTACCTGTAGCTAAACTAGCAGCAGAAAGTTCAATAGTATTATCACTAGAGTCAAAAAATATATTGGAATTTCTAGAATCATTGACTCCTTTATCGGCAGTATTACTACCAAATAACGTATGTTGGTTAGATGTGTGTACTACATTAAGTGCTAAAATATCCGCAGTATTGGATTTTACAAAAGCAGTATTCTGTGACTGATTACCCGATGAATCTAGTGCCTTTATTAAGTACGATCCCGATAATAAGGGAGCTAAATAGTTGTCCGTATTACCAGGTATAGTTTTAGTAATATCCGTAGACCCTGCCCACGTTACTCCACTGATTTTACTAGTGTGTCTTATCCAATAAGTACCACCATGGATAACATCTAAGTCTGATACAGCCGTCCAAGTTAAATAAGCCTTGTCCCCTTGCGCAACCATATTAAAATTAGTTACATCTTCTGGGGCGTATAGTTTTCCGTATATCTCAGCCTCTAAACTGGCATAGGGTGAATATATCATTAGAAAATTCTCCTTGTCTTAACTCTAAACTCTAGCGTACCTGCTGGAGCATCATCAATAATAACACTTTGTGCTGAAGTCTCCCCCATAGAAGTCCAGTTTGTAATAGCAGGTTTCTTTCTTCTCCATTCAACATAGTAAGACGCAATATACGGATAAGTGGTTGCGGTGCCTGCAGTTTTAGGAGCATCCCAAGAAAATTCTGCTCTATTTTTAACATTACCCATTGAGTCAATATACAACTCTTCTGAAATACTTAAATTAGTCGGAGACGGTATCGGGTCACTAGGATTAGGTAAACTACTAGTAGATTTAGAAGAGAACGCTATATCTTCCTCGATATATCCATATTTGGCCTCATGATACTTCAGTGCCGAAATTTCAACTATATTAGGCCCAGATTCTCTAGTCAGTAGAACTCTGAAATCTGCTGCCTCTACCGACCCTATTTCCTCTAATATCCACATATAATTAGTAGTAGGAGTATTTTCAAATGCAGAAGTTACGGTTATCTCTGAAACTGATTCTGTAGTACTTACAGTAGTAACATCTTTTGTTTCTACCCATACATAAGGTTTCCATTCATTATCTACGTTTGCATTTAAACAAGTCTCTTGAGTAGTCTCAGCTTGTTTAACTCCAGACTGTATACAGGCTTCTTCTGTATTAATTAAAGATAATTTATACGTTTTACCTGAAGTAACAGAAGTCGCAGCGTCTAATTTAATATTAGTAGTTGTACTACCTGCCGCAATTCTTCCTCCGTAGCGAACTCCTGCCTTAGAGGAATCTGCTACTTTAATAATATCACCAGGCCTAACTACAGCACCTTCCATACCTGTTGAAAAGGTTACAGTCTCAGTTTCATACCTTTCAGTATATAAAATCCATTTGCCAACTCTACGAGCCTGCCCTTGTGAAGTACAACCTACTGCAACTACACTAGTAGCAAAAATTTGGTTATTAGCATTAACTATGCCTGGAGCATCCTCTACATACTCAACATTTTGTCTATAAAAGTCTTCCGGGTTATTCCATTGTACATGAGCAACATTATGTCTTTGTTTTCTAGAAGTGCCTTCATAAGTGAATGTTCCATTAATTACATTAGCATCTGAAAAGTTCATTACTGGATCTTTAGGTGCATCTTGTACAGAACTAATTTGTCCTTGTTGCCAATATATCATACCTCTAAAAGCTGAGGCTATATCGTTTAGTACTTTAAAAGCTTCTTCTCTTCCTTGTAAGTATAAATTACAAGCAAATCGTGCTTCCTTATTTCCCCATCCATCATCAACTCCAGTAAAATTTCCGGAGTTATCTACGGCATCACAATACTTTCCAATTTCATATAAAGACCACTTATCCATCTGATTAGCAGACAGCCATTTACCTAATCCGTATCTGTCGTCGGTACATAAGTCGTATAAAATCCAAGCAGGGTTACAAGACCATTCAGTATCAAATGTCCCGTCCCACGAGCCTGTATACAAAGTATCTCCGGGGGAGGTACCTGTCCAAGTGCCTCCCGCTTGCGTACATCTGTCTTGGCGTCTATATCCCGATAGAGAACAATGACCCGGGTCATAAGGAGTATAGTTACTAGGAACTTTTATTTTTACTCCTTTTATCTCATATGCTCTGGTAGGGATTGAAGTAAATTGTCTAGCGTCTACTTGTGTAGCTATTATAGCGCTATTAGGATACCTTAATTTATTATCTATAACTTTAGTATAAGAAGCAAAATACATTTCATTCTGTACTTTTGTAGAGGTTGCGTCATCACTAGTTCTCTCTACTTTAATAGCTATAGTAGTAAAGCCCGAAGACTTCCAAGCTGTTGGAATATCTAATCTATACTGTCTCTCGTATTTTGCGGATGTCTTTCCTGTAAAAGAATCGGTCTTTGCTAAATACCAAGAACCGTTGTTATCTTTTTCTAAGTATATTTTGAAAGATACTGAAGACCCGTGTAAGTCTCCTTTGTCATTATCCGCATCTAAAAGGGATGGAGTATTTATTGTAACTCTTACTGCATCTACTGTAGTAGAAGAAAATGTTCTAATTATAGCTCCAGGGGCATCCTTAGTTACTATAATACCAACGTTTACTCCTTGTTCTGTTCCTGCGAATCCTGGTATATATGACTGAGAATTAGTACCCTCTCTAGTAGCGTAAGATACATCATCGAAGTTACTATTTCCGGCAGAGTCCTTTAATGGAGTTTCATTTAGATAAATGGACTTTTCAGCACTTAGTAACCCTATTATTTCACCTTCTGATAGTAGGTCAATAACTCTAGCTTTAGATTCTGAAAATAATGTGTCGTCATCTTCTTTAGGAGTACCACCGCCGCCTCCTTTACCACCACCACCACCAGCACCTTGAATAGCTCCAGCTCCTAAGCCTGCGTTATGTACTCTAATACCATTAGCTATAAAAGTATGTTGATTCTCTACAGTTAAATTAAATACTTCATCTAACCCTAGTTCTTCTACTTTAAGTATAGGTCTTAAGTGGTCATTTTCATCAATTAAACAATCGTCAGAGCCTAAAGACCCGATAGCTACAAAAGTATTGAATTGGTTCAGTACCCAATGATTTGGGGTAGCATCTATATGTTTCTGGCCCCAAAAATGATAGCGATTAACTTTATTATTCTGATGAGTATGTACTTTAAGTACTTTAGCTTCGTGTATAGTTCCTGTATCATCAAAACTAACTACTAAATCACCAATCTGCAGGTCTTTGATAGGAGTTTCCCCTATAGGTGTACTTACTAAAGTACCCCCAGTGAAACAACCGCCACCAGCACCTCTAATCCAACCGTTACTACTCATGGTGTATAATCCTCTGGTGAAACTCCTGAACTTATAACCGCTCCCCCTACTAATAATTGACCGTAAGCTACTGGGATAGCATAACCCTGTCTAGCTGTATTAGCCGCTCCATCGAATCCATAGTTTGTAGGCTTATCCGCAGTATCTGGAACTTCTGGAGTTGGTGCTAGCATAGCAGCTATCCCTCCTAGTATTAAAGATCCTGCGAACCTCATTGCCATTGACCCGAGAGTCCCAGCATTAGCCACTCCAATACCGATAGTTTGAGCCATAGAAAGATTTGTCACTGCCCCCGCGGCTTGAGCTGCTGCTACTATAGACTGTCCATATATATAGAACCCACTAACGATCATAACTCCTAGTAGTATCATACCTAGACCTTTACTTTTTGCTCCAAGTACTACAGGTATTATTTTGATTTCTTGACGCCCAGAAGGGTGTCCAAGCTCGGGATAGTCATTAATATATGACTTTCCTACCATTACTTTATATCCTACACCTCGTTCTTCTGAAGAAGCAACGAATTGCCTAAATCCTTGGTTATTTGCAGATAGAGCTTTGAAGGCCTCTCCAGGCGAGTTTACATCTAAGGACCAGTCCTTACCATATTTTTCTGCTAATTCTCCATAAAGTGTTATTTTCTTTAACATAATGATTTGTGCCTTAAATGGTGCGTGGTATGTTTTCTCCAATATCCTCCATAGATTTCTCTATTGGATAGTCTACCGTATACGTGGTGTAAAATTCTATCGTTTCCGATGAAAACTGCCGAATGGTTTGGTACAGGTGAAATTAATTTTATTAAAAAGACATCATATTTTTTAATATCATTTTCATCAAGTATCTTAACAAAACCCTGTTCTTCATAGTTTTCTAAATATCGGTTCTCACCTTTATCCCACCAGCCATCTTGACCACTAAAACATTCAAAATCGATATTTAGCTCTTTTTTGTAATAATCTCTAAGTAATGTACAACAATCTAAAATTCCATAACTGAACTGTCTACCTACTATTGGTGCTTCATATCCTGAAGGCTCCCAACTGTATAATCTATTACCCGGCCAACTTAAAATATGCCAAGGCTTATTAGAAGTTTCGCAAGCAACTCTATCTGCTTCAGAAGGCTCACAACCTTCGTTAGGGTGAGAATGACAAATCCCTATTATAACTCCAGTATCTTCTGCATCCGCGTAACTTACTGGGTCTAGGATGAAATACTCTTCAGGCTTCTCAGCAATATTTTTTGCGGGGAAGTACCTCTCTTTCTTCCCTACCCCTATGATAAATCCACATGCTTCTTTAGGGAACTCGCTTTCAGTATGTTTTCTAAAATCATCTAAGGTTTTCTCATTCATCTCACCGAGCCCATATTAATACCGGCTCCTGGAAACCCTCCAAAAGGGCTCTCTGCAGGCTCGGGGAACCTCAATTCACAAGAGGTAAAGGTTTTTGAACAGTGGTCATCAGCAAGAGCTGCTACAGTATTATTATTAATATCCCAATAACTACTGCCAGAATACCCACATTCTACTCCTCTGTACACCCAAGGACAAGAATTAGCTACTACTGTTCTTGAAGGTAACTTAACTCCGTGAATATCGTGTGCTGCAGTTAATTCAAATTGAATATGAGTATTAGTTTCTACAGCTTTTCTATCTACGTACCATATCTCCTCGGGAAAATGTGCAGTATCATCTGCTATAGCAGAAGCGTACCATATACCTGGTCCGGTTGCTGCTTCACAAGTAGTCTGGTTGTATACTGTCCAAGTTCCCGCTGAACCATTTTTAGTAGCATCTAAACAATCTGATTTACTCAGACTGGGGTCTGAACCCGACTCTCCAGTACATGCTCCTGCTGTTGGATAACCATCAGTATAACAGTAAGAGTCTAAATACTTTGCGAAAGTTTTCTTTCTTGTAACTTTTGCACCAACTAAATCATCATAACTATTAATAACGCTTGATAAAATAGAAGTAATATTAGCTACAGTAACTGTAGGTCTAGGTATAGAACCCGTACCAGAAAATTCAAACCCTTCCGCTTCGATAGGCATAGCTGAATATCTATTACCTTGCCACACTATCTCTTGCATATTCTCATTAATACCAGAGTGCCATCTAAGAATTGGTTCAGTTGTAGGAGCAGTACCTACAGATAGATCAAGCTCAAATAATTCAATAACTGCTCCCGGCTCAAAGCCGTGAATATCCGCTGTAATTTTATCACTCATGGTTCAAATACCTTTGTAAATGTTGCTGTTATAGTTCTAATACCTGATAAAGTCTCTTGAGAACTCCACTTTTCACAAGTATATTTCTTGTATGGATAAATAGTATAAGTTTCTCCTGAAGACATAATATCTGCTGCTAAAGATAGTTGGGTTGCGCTATCTACCGCTGTTACAGTAGTTGTAGTACCCCCAGAATCCGTAACAGTAGTATTTAAGTATCTAGCAGTGAAATACTGACTAGTATCAATTAGTTTTTTTGTAGTAGCACTAGTAGTAGTACTGGCAATATCATACCCTGTAGGAAACCAATCAAATGCAGTAACTCCCTCTTGTACTTCAAAAAACTTTACAATCTTATTAGCTTCTGCTGAAGTTCTATTTTTCCAAGTTAAACTCCAAGATTCAGGTAAGTTATTTATACCAGCAGCTACTCGCTGCTCGTACCCGTCACCGTAAGCAGCTTTTAAAATTCTAG